GACATAATGCGGTGATGTCCGTCAATAATAGTGTAGCGGTCACCCACCAACGCAATAAGCGGGTGCGACCTAAACGGTGTTAATGCTTGACCCAAAACTTCAATATGTTTACGAATTTTTTTGCGTGACAAAAATTTATCTGTCGCATACAAGTCGTCAAAGCTAACAAGTTCTAGCACTGCGTTATCCCACAAGTTAGGGTCTATCGTTGGCACTGCGACTACTTGCCAAGGGCTTTCCACGTATTTCTCTGGGTTATCTATTGTGGGTATGTTTGGGTTAGGTAAGATTTCTAGGCGTGACAGTGCGCGTTCTATTTCTAGTGCGCTTGGTACACCGACTGTTTGTTTCCATTCTGGGGCGACACGCAACCCTTTAGTTGTATTGTTTTCAAAAGGTTCCCAATAACCACGCGCAAGAATACTGCCCACAAGCAAAGGTTCAGATTTTGTGCCGTCAGCTAAAACAACGTGACCATAAAGACCTGTTTCATTTTCATAGTCATAAACAATTTGGTCGCCACCAGCGCGCGTGTAAAGAATTTTTTTAGACATTGTTAATCTACGCCTTTAGTTTTAATAATGATATTAGGATACTCGGTTTTAATTCTGTTTGTTAAATCTTCAATTTGTTGTTTTGCCATTGGGCTAAAGTTTTGGTTTATTTGTGGTAACCAAATTTCTTTGACATCTTGCATAGATACGCCACCGTGTATTTGTGTTTCAAAATAAGGTATTTGCGTATTGTTACCCAACGCTAAACTTTTAATTCCCGAATTTTCTAACGCAGTAATGTCCGTGGCTTGTGATAATGGCGAACCAAACGCGTTTACCGCTAAACTGTCGCCAATAGTAAAAGTTGTTCTAGCTCGCACTGCGTCGTCTAAAACAACAGTTGTATTTCCATACCACATAAGCCTGTTATTGTCTGCATTACCTATTTGCATCCAGTAATTGTTTTCAGTCAAATCATCTCTAACACCATACGAATTAGTCAACGCGCCATAAATAGGACGTTCTTCATTAGCCGCATTAACAGGTGTGCCTGTCTGACCAAATTCAACTTGTTTGCGTAAATCAAGGTTAAATTCACCGCCAGTTGTTCCTGTTTCAAACTGTGACTTAAAACGTCCGTCTTCAAGTATTTTTTCTAACGCGTCAGTGTTAGTGTTTATAGACACATTTGCATTTTCAATAAATTTACTTGCATTAACTACTTGTTGGTTAATAGTGTTAACTTGGTCAGGAAAAATAGCTTTTAAATTTTCTATTGTTTCAACTTTATTTGCTGTTTCAAGTCCCCTATTTAAACCGCCAATAAAGTTTTTTATTTCTTCAGGTGTAGCGCCTTTTTGTTTTAACACTATTTCCAAATAAGACTTTGTTACTTCGTCAACACGTTTACCTAATTTAATGCCTGTTTGATTTTCTATGTCTTTAACTTGTTGCATTAACGCGTCTTTAGCATTGACAATTTGTGTTTCAATTGTTTTAAAATCTGCAATTGTGGGTTCTAATTGTGTTGTTTCAACAGTTAAGTCTGGGTGCGTGTCAACGCTAATTAAGTCAGACGCGTCTTGCATTTCAGGCGCAACATCACCAGTTAATTCTTCGTCAACAACATCACCTTCAGACTGGTCTTCAATTGCTGGCGTGCCTTCGTCAATGACAGGCAAAATAGTGCAACGACAATTAGGGTGAACAGGCGGCTCGGTGTCACCACTAGGAAACTCGTCACCCAAAGCTATAACAACACCGTCGTTTTCTTCGCAGTCGTCACACGGTTCAAGTGCCAGCCATTCATACTTTTCAACACCAAGGTCTTGGTAATTCTCGCGGCAAGAAACGTTTAGGGCGCGACTTATTTCGGTGCGTGAAATAGTCATTGCTCGTTGTGCGTCTTGCAAGACTGCTTCTAAACCAACCTTTAGGCTAGACGCTAAACCTTCACGAACAATGTCTTGCGCCGTCGCAGTGACAGACGCACCCGTGTTTAAACTATCCGCTAACACTGTGCCTAAACGGTCAAGTGTTGTTGCGTCCATACCCGCAATACTGGCGTTAGTTTGTGTAAGTAACTGCGATAACCCTTTAGGTGGTTGCAGTAGCGCAGACGCGGCACGATTTCCCGCTTTCCAGTTAGACCAGTCAAAGTTAATGGCAGTCTGAATACTAGACAAGTCAGGTGCGTCCGCTTTATTTAGTTGACTGCGCGCAATAGCAACAGGTGCAACGTCGTCACCTAAAACGTAGCCTGTCGCCAACATTCTGCGCCACACCGCCCTAGTCACAGTGTTGTCAATACGTATGTTTAATTTAGCCCACGCGCGAGCTTCACTAGGTCTAATGCTCGGCGTATTAGCGTGACTGCGTAACCAGTCGTCAACAACCTTGTCAACGTCAACAGACCGTTTCATTGCCGTTCGTAGGTCTTCCGCTTGGTCGGCGGCTAAACGTGCTTGTGCGCCGTCAACTGCCTTCCAAAACTTCACGCGAGATATCTCTCCGCATACCAACGCGCACCGTCATAGTCAGCAACTTCAACAAACTTGTTTAAAGTGTCGCCATAAACAGTTGGTAAAACTTGAAAATCAAAGCCACGTGTAGGCGACTTTTTCAGCCAACGAATAAATGTTTTAACTTCGTCACGAACTGCTTTATCGTTAGCGGGTTCAACAACAGGTTCAACAGGTTCAACAACGTCTTCAACAGGTGCAGGTGTTTCAATTTGTGTTTGTGGTTCAACAGGTGGCTTGTTAGACACTGTTTCAGACGTGATAGGGACAACACCATTTTCAGTTAAATAAAATGACCCTGCCTGTGTAACCAACAAAGTCTGGTCAGCCTGTTCACTTTCCAACAAAGGCAAACCTGCTTTAGACCTTGCTTCATTAACAGACATAGTGCCATTCTTTAGCATTACGTCATAAGTGCGGGCAGTAGCTTCACTGTCATTGCGTTCAGACGGCATAAATTTAAATTCAAGTTCACGCGGCATACCAAGAAAAACGTAAGACAGTTGTGACAACATTGTGCCAACCCACTGCGCTAACGGAATAATGCCGATAACTTCAGACGACTGTGCTTGACCTGCTTGGTGACCTGCACCGCCTAAACCTGTTTTAGGTGTGAAACCAATTTCAGACGGTTGCACTCCAAAGTGTCCTGCAATGCTTGTAACCAAGTATTCGTCTAGCGTGTCTTTAAAGCGTTCGCCGTAGCCGTCCATTTGAACAGGGTCAAGTCCCGCAGGTAACAGTCTTGCACGTTTACGCTGTTCAGTCTGCCCCGCTAAATCATCATTGAAAACGTTTTCGTATGCGCGTAACAAGTCAGGGTTATTACCAAATGACGCGTCTGTTTTAAAAAACATTTCAGGCATAACGCCGTCAGTGTATTCAGCGCGCAACCACTGTTGACGACGCAAATAAATATCTGCCAAAGGTAACGCACGTTCAACAGGGCTATAACCGTAAACAGTTGTTGTTCTGCGATTACGCACAAGGTAGCTTAGTTCGTCACTAGAAAATTCGCCGTCTGCGTCTTCAACTTCAGTTGGTGCAGAAAATTCACTGCGCGGAAAACCATACAAGATTTGTTGAAACGCAGGGTTAGGCGGTAACGGACGCATACCACGGTCATCTATCAACGGTTTAATTGTTGACCCGTCAAGTATTTGCAAACCAGCAAGTTTACCGCCGACAGTCATCTGCGGCCATATAGCCCACGCGTCTAACACAAGCACGTCTTCCAACGCCATATTTAGCCAGTCAGCAAAAATCAGTCCGTTAGCAACGTCAGGTGTCTGCCAGAATTGACGCAGTCTGCTAATTTCTGGGTTGTATTTTTCTTTAGCTAACTCCATTGCGCGAGTAAAAGATTTCTCACCTGTTTCAGCCATAACCTTTTCTGCGGCGTCGTTACCTAAAACAATGTCCCAGTCAAGACCAACCATTTTTTGTTTAATGACTTCAATGCAACGCCTAAGAATATCTATTTGGTCTGCGGCGGCACGTAAAGTTTTAAACGGTGTTAAACGTGTTTCAGTTACGTTAATGTTTTGTGCAACTTGGTATTCGTAGCGTCGCGGGTCAGGTCTGCCGTCAGGACGCAACGGGTTAATAGCGCCCGGAATTAGTGGGACGCCAGACGTGAATGGGACGTTGCCTAGATTAGGGTCACGCGGTAACGCAACACTTGTGCCGTATGCAGTGGTGTTTTGTTCTGTCTGGAAACGTTCTATTGCCGTTAGTGTTGGTGCTTGTTTAGTGATTTGTTCTGCCACACGTTTGGCAATGTTGTCTAATAGTCCCATTGTTTTATCCTACCAACGCTAATTGTTGTTTGACGTGAGTGCGTCAAGTCTTTGTTCAAGTTCAGTTACTTTAGCAACAAGTTCTGTCACAACTTGGTGTGCGGCTTCAAGTGCGTCAACGTTAATGTAGTTGCCGTTTTTCCAAGTGTTCATTAAATCTTCTGTTGTTGACATTTTATGTTCCTAACTATGACCAAGCACCAACGCTTGTAACTGTGCCGTTACCTATTGGCGTTACCTTAAATAACGTGTTGGCAATAGCCCAACTGGAAATGTTTACGCCGTCGTTAAAATCTAGTTGTGACGGCGACAAGCTTGGATAAATCTTTACGCTACCTGTGCCTGTAACACGAATAACGCCACGTGCTTTTAGTATTGCGAACCTTGACGCGGTGGTTGTTGACGGTGAAAATACAACTGACGCTGTTGTAGATAGGCTTGATAAAGTCATACCTGCGGCGTAACCTGTTGTGTTATTTCCGTAGTCAACTTCCTGCACAAATGTAACTGTGGGTGAACCGCTAACCACGTCGGCTTGCAGTTGGTAAGACCCTGTGTTACCTGTAACAGTTCCAGTAACTTGAAATCTTGTTGCTGTTTGTAAATCAAATTCTAAAGTTGTTCCAGCGGCAACAGTTAAACCAAATGTTGGTGAACCTAAAATACTTTGCGCTGTTGTTGACGTTGAAAAGTCTGGTCTATAAACGACTGTTGCTACTGAATAATAAACGCTTGTTCCGCTACTGCCACCAAATGTTGCTACTGCACCAGTCGCGTCTAAATACTTTGGCGTATTGCTTGTCGTATTCAACCAAATGTCACCATTACGACCCGTTGCAGAACTAAAATCCGTTGTCGTTGACGGCATAGTAAAACGACGTGCAGTTTCAAGTTTTGCTAAACGCTCGTTAATCTTCGCAAACAGACTTTGTAAGCTTGGCGGTAAATTTATGTAACCCAAATTTAAACCTTTTCTAGCGGTTGACGACAAGACGAACAGACTGTTGCAGACTTTGGTTGCGGTAAACCACAATTTTTACAGAACTGCGCTAACGCGGCTAATCCCATAATACTTGACTGACCTTCCATTAGTTCTGTTATCGCCCACACCATTGCGTCCATACGGTCAGGTGACGTGTTACTGTCTGGCGTCCAATTACATAGTTGGTCTTCAAGTTCAGGGAGATTACCGACGTGGTGCGCGCGGTGTTGTTCATACAATGCGGCAACAGGTTCAGCGCGAACAAGCTTGCCACGTGTCGCAGTGACTTTACGGTACGGTATTGACGGGTCAACTTGACGTAACAAGTGTTCTATCATATCGCCGCCGTTGTTTGTTTCACCAACAATACGGTCTGCTTTATGTTTGTGAAATGCGGTTACGGCTATGTCTGCCCAAGTTTGTGGTGTTGCACGAACAGTTAAGTCTTCAAGCACGTAATAGTGTCCGTCTGCCGATAAACCTGCGACAACTATTCCTGTCATATCTGATTTTTCGCCTGATGTTACGGCAGGGTCAATGGCAACAACAATGCGGGCAAAGTTTGGTGTGTCTGTTACACGGCAAGCGTCCAGTAAGTCGCGGTTCCATAGTGCGCCTTCAACGTCGTCAATGATTTCCCCGTAAAGTTCCTGTCTGCCAAGTCTTGTCCCTTCATAACGTAACCGCATTTCCGCTAGTGCAGACGCAGACAAGTTAGCCGCATTATCAAACGTTGAACCACGCACAACAACAACGTCGTCACGTGCAACAAGGTCTTTAATAGCTTTAATCGGTCTAGGTGTAGTCGTAATAACTGTTTGCGGGTGTTCACCTAAACGTAACGCGAAACGGTATTGGTCAAATGCTTCCGTGTATTTAAACGACGCTAACTCGTCAAACCAGCCGCCGTGAAACTGTGGACCACGAAGACGATTAGGTTCTTCACCGCTAAATAGTTTTATGCGTGACTTGTTTGTTAACACGATTTCACCGATACTGCGGTTATAGTCTTTAAGCACCCCGTATTCCCGAAGGATTTGCACGACACCTGACACGCCTTCCGCACAAGTGTCCCTACAGTCTGCATAAGTAGGTGCAACAATAGCCCAACGCGTATTCCTGTTACTTATAGCTTGCCACGCCAACCATTCAGCCGCGCTTCGTGTCTTACCGTAACCACGACCAGCAAGAATAAGCCAAGTTGACCAGTCGTTAGTTTGTGTCGGTGTCTGACCCTGACGTGACAGTTGGTGTGTCCAACGAACCCTGCGAGCCGCTATTAAGGAGTTCAACGAGCTTACGGACTTCGGCGTCAATGCTATCTCCGTCATAAGTGGTCACTTCTATCTGTTGTTTAATTGGTTGGTCTAAGCCCAATAGTTTGGCTCGTCGTTCCATAATTCTGATTAACGTCTGTATTGCGGGCAAGTCACCTTGTAGGGCTTTACCCCAGACTGCGGACTGCATTAGGTCTAAACGTTCGCCTTCTACCTGTCTTATAGCGTCTAGGTCTTCAATAACTGCACGTTTTGCGGCGCGCTGGTATGCGGCGTGTGCGGCACTTGCTGAACCGTAGTTGACGCGTTCTGCGATTAAGTCCCAAGTTAAGCCACCACGACGAAGCTTTACAACTTCAATTTCTTTGTCTAGCACTTCGGGTTTGACTGTTCTGCGTTGTGTCATAGGTTCATTGTAAGTCTTTAACGTATAAAGACGCTAGTTTGTTGTTTGGTTGTCCTGCGTAGCTAAATGTTGCTGTTAAACGGCTTTTACTTGTTGCAGTGTTTATTGTTGAATTTTTGCCTAAATTGGCTACACGTGACGGTTTGCGGGTCATTGCCCAAGTTTTACTGCGGTTTAGACTGCGCACAAATGCGGGGTGACTTGTCACAATGTTCAGTTTTTTGCCCATTGACCTGTATGCACCGCCAACAAGGTCTAACGCTATTGCACCTAACCCAAGCCCTTGAAAATCGGGTAAAACAACTATGCGTGATACTTTCCAAAGATTTTTGACTACTGGGTGCGGAAATGGCAGTGTTGCAATAAGAACCGCTGGTTGCTTGTTTATGTAGCCGACTATGGTTTGTGCGCTGTTAGCAATAGTGTGGTCTAAATAGTGATAACGACTGAATTGCGTCCAAGCTTTAGTTGTTGTTCTAACGAATTCAAGTTCAACTGTTGGGCGTTGCCTAAGTAACTCCCAACTGAATTTGCCTGTGGCAGGTTCATAAATCCAGTCAGGTTGCAACCATTCTTGCACGTCATAATGGCAAGTAACTGCAACAAGTTTTTGTCCCCGTTTACGGACTGTTTTAGCAATAGCGTATGAACCGACTTGTGCCACTGTGCGGTCAACAACTGACGTAAACTCGTCAACAACAGACAGGTCAGGTTGTTCGGCTAGTATTCGTGCCATTGTTACACGAAATTGCTCGCCGTTGCTTAACGTGTGAAATGGTCTAAGCCACGCTGGCGGGCTACTGAACCCGACGGACGACAATAAAGTTGTTATGTCTTGGATAGACATTGTTGCAGGAAAATCGTCTATAAGTGATTTTGTTGCGTCCCAAACAAGATTTTCGCCGTTTAACAATTCTTGATTAAAAAGTGTTTTAGCTACTGTCGTTTTACCTGCACCACTAGGACCAACGATTAAGCCTATGTTCCAGTCGCGGTCATTCAAGTCAGGAATGTTTAACGGGATTTCTGTCACGGACTTATTTTCGGCTGTAATGTCAAACATACCTTCAACAAGCATTACGCGCGGCGTGCGTTCTATCTGTGTTTGTAGCTTTATCACAAAACCACTGCCCTGACTTTTAGACCTTCGCCATAAAATCGTTCTAACAGGTTTTGTTGTTCAACTTCGTTTTGACATTCAATGACAACTTCGTATTTTTCTTGTAGCGGTTTTTCGGTTGCGTCAAACGGTTCTGCGTCTTCGTTTTCCCAAAACCCTAGTTGTTCAGTGTTCCAGCCGTCTGTCTGTAAGTCAATGATTTGGCTTGCAAGTATGTCTTTATCCCATTCAGCAAGTTCTGCGGTGCGATTATCTGCTAACGCAAATGCTTTAACTTGATTAGCGTCCCAGTCTTTAGGCACACGCACAACCTTAATGTCTGTCCAGCCAAGTTGTTTAGCGGCAGTTACTGTGCCGTTACCTGCAACAATAATGTTGTCGTCAGTAATAACGATAGGTTTGCGTTGACCAAATTGTTTTAAACTGCTCGCAATAGCGTCAAGGTTCTTTTTGTCGTGTTTACGTGCGTTGTTAGGGTCAAGTTGTAGGTCTTGAATAGCAACTGTTTCAATATTCATTCAAATAACCGTTTCTGCATAACTTCAATAGCAACTTCATTATTGTCATTAGTAATAAAGTTGCGGTTCAACAATTTTGCGGCGTGAGCTGTTGAACCTGAACCGCCAAAAGGGTCAACAACATAATCACCGACTTTAGTATGCACTTCAATAAATGGCTTTATTAAATCTAACGGTTTCTGATTAGGATAACCAACACGTTCAGCGTCAGTGTTAGATAGAGTAATGTCCCAAACTGACGAAACTTTTTTGTTGTCTTCGTAGCCTTTTTTAGGTGCTTTACGAATAACTGTCGGCACAAATTCTTCCTGAAACAAGGGATTAGTTGTTTTACTGAATAAAAGAATAGTGTTGTGTTTATTTGCCCACCATTTGGTAGCCCCACGACCTAAACCAAATGTCCAAATAATTTCGCCTTGTGGAATAAACCCTATCTTTAACATTTCGCAGTAAACTTGATGGACTGACCGATAATCCAAACAAATAGCTATTACACCTGTGTCAGTCAATGCTTGATAAGCGGCGTAACCTATGTCAACTAATAATTTAATTACTTCGTCAATACTTAAATCTTTGTATTGTTTGTTAGTTGCGTTGTTGCGTTGTATGTTGTTAGTTCCAAATGGCGGGTCAGTCCAAATTAACTGCACGGAATTTTGTGGCAGGTTACGCATAAATTGCGTGGCGTCAGAATGATATAAATTGCCGTAATTTGCAGAATTTACAAGTTGCATTGACTGCCTTCCTGTTTTAAGAATACAAGAAAAGTTGACGTGTGTCCAGCTACAAACACACGCCAACTTGGTCTTTAACTAAAATCGTGATCAACGATTAACTGCGTAAACTGTCCAACAGTCATTTCAATAATTGCTTCAGACAAAATCTTGTTAGCAATTTTTAGGCGAGCTTCAGGCAAAACACTAATCCACTGCGCTTTACTAGACAAGTAACGTTCTAACGCAACATTTTGCAATGTTTGGTCGTTTAGTTCTAATGCCTTCCACAAAATGAAACTGCGGGCAGTTCTGTCAAGTCGTGCCTGTTGTTCGTGTTCCAGCATTTCGTTAGCGTCATTTTCTTCAAAGTAAGTCATTGACTTTTCCTTAGAACGGTGTCACGTCGTCAAACGCAATAGGTTCGCGTGTTTGATTACCTGAAACAAAGACTGTGTCATTCAATTCAAGTTTGATAGACCGACCTGCTTTACCTTCACGGTCAAGTTTTGGTGTGCCGTCTTCGTTAACCCAGTCTTCAATGGTGGCTTTAAGTCTGCCTGTAAAAGTGCCGTAATCGTTTTCTTTAAAGCTCACTGGGTCATAGAACCAAGCGGTGTATTTTTTGATAAACGACGTTGTTGGTGTGTCTATCTGTTCGTGTATTTCTACACCTTTACCAGCAAAGAAAATTCTGCCAACTTTGCCTTCTACTGTTAATTTAGCCATTTTTTATTTTTCCTTCTGTTTAGTTGCGGCTATTTCTTTACCAACTGTTGTAAACAGTTCAGCAAAGTCTGTTACATCACTGGCGGAAATTTCAGTGACAAATTCTGTGTGATAGCTGGCGTCAAACATTGTTACAGTGACAACGCCTATGTCGTTAAACACTTCAGCGCGCAATGATTTGCCTTGTTCAAAACCTATTTCGTAAGTTTTAGTTTGCACAATTTTTTGGTTAGGTGTGCCACACACCGAGCAGTCTGTTTTATAGCAGTTACGCATTTTTACCTTCCAGTTCTCTTTATTGTTTTAATTGCTTGCACACGGTCTTGTTCAGACATTCCGCCCCAAACACCGTGTTCAATTTCGTTGTCTATCGCGTAACGGGCGCACTGCAACCGTAACGGACATTCATCACAAATTTCTTTAGCCAAGTCAACTGTTTTAGGGTCAAACCAAATTTCTGGGTCAGACTGTTGACAAAGTGCGTCGTCCCAAATACCAACTTCAGCAAGTAAATCTATTGTGGGTTTATGTTCAGCCATTATTTTGCTCGTTAACAATGTCAATAATTTCTTTTATTGTTTCCGTGCCGCAGTCACACTCACAAACAGTTAATTGTTTATTCAGTAATTCAGTTATGCGTTCACGTTCAAATTCTGCGGCTTCTTCACGGTGAGCTTCAAGCATTACCTGTAAAGTGTCTTTAAACATTTTTTCAGACAATTCCGCTATTTCAAGCAACCAAGTTGGATTAAACTTTTTGCTAATCTCGTTGCTGTATTTGCGTTTAGTCATTATTGTTTTCTCCGTAACTAATAGTGATAAAAGTTTTGTTTGCCTTGCCATAAATCTTGCGGGCAGTTAAATCAACAACTTGACTGTCGTCCACCCAAACATTCTTAGCGTCACTTATAGCGTCCAAACAATAGCGCGTCAGTTTATCTACGTCAGGTTTAACAGTGTGAAACATACGTTTTAACGCAGACTGTGGACGTTCAAAAACAAACAGTAAAGAAACAGACACAGGTATTTCCTTAGTCGCGACAACCCACTTATCTTTGTAAGCTTCAACTGCAATGCGTTCACTTAACAGTTGACGTGCAACCTTTAAGTCTTTAGACGCTTCAACCATTACGACGCGACCACCACGAACAAACCCGTTTTTAGAACCCTGCGGTTTAGCCGCGTAAGGGTGTTCAATTAGTATTCTTGGCATTGTCTGTCTTTTCTATGTATTTGCGCACTGTGTCTTCAATGACAGTCAACTGTTCAGGTGTTAGTTTGGCAACAACTTTACGCAGTTTTAGTTTTGCGCGTCGTTCCAAATTCTTGCGTTTAGACATTAGTTACCTTCCAAAATTTCTTGTATATCTAATAATTGCAAAGCTTTAACGGCTTGTTGCGGCACCACGCCATTACCGCACAACTTCAATTGTTCTGCACGTTTCAAACCAATTTCAGGGTCAGTCACCCAACCTTCAGGCAACCCCATAAGCCATTCAGTAAATTCTGCACTTAATCTGTGACCACCGTCTTTACCGTCAGACTTCACTGGTGCAGGTGCAAGTCTGTCAAGTATTTTTTCCCACCGTTCAATTGCTGGTAGATACTTACCCCAATTTAATCTGACTGCAACACCAAGACTTGCGCCCGGCATACCTTTAGTTTTGCCGTCAACAAAATCTTGTCTGCGTTGTAGGTAAGCTTCAACAGGTTCGTCGTGATTACGTAAATGCGCAATAGTTGGTGTTGGCAGTAAAGACTGTTTGTTTTCGTGTTCAGCAAAATCTTTTTCAACAACGTCAGAAACTTTAAGATTATTTGCAACCGCTAAATCTGCTATTTGGTCGCGCAACATAATCATACGTCCCTTAGTTTTTTTCATTGCGGCACTATTTGCGCCACCGCCACCTTCAATTGCCGCTGGTGTTCGCAATAGTATGTTTTCTTGGGTAGGCGATAATGAAAATTCTGAACCTGTTGTGTGGTGCGCCTGTGTCTGCAGCTCGTAAGCCACACCATTTTGCGTCATACCCGATATCGTCCAAGTTTCCAAGAACGGCACCCAATGCCCGCAAAACAGGTTGTTCTCCGTCGTTTCCCATACAGTCCTGACAGTGTTCCACGTTGCTATTTGCTTTTGCACTTAATATTCCTTTGACGTTTTCAATGACAACTAATTTTGGTTTTATTGTTTCTATTGCTCGCGCAAATTCTGACCATAACCCCGAGCGTGTGCCGTCTTCAAG